GTGTAGATAGACTTTTAACTGTCTCTGTACCTGTAGATGATCTAATAATTACTGTTAGATCGCTGTCCTGCAAAATTTTAAATTGATAGGCAAAGTTAGTGGTACTGCCATTACCATTGTGGGAATTCTTAATAATTGTAGTTGATACTGTCATAACTTAAAAACCTTTAAACTTTTGTGATGGTTTTGTAAATAAATATTCTTGGTTATATTCTTTTTTCATTCTTTTTTCTACTCTTTTTAATCCACCCGGATTCATTGTTTCCATAAGCTGATAACCTATCATATGGTCAAATGCTAATTTAATGTAAAATAAATTTAAAAAAGGTATGTTACTACTTATAGCTCTATATGCTTTTTTACCAGCTTTAGCACCACTACCTTCTTCAAAACTTAAAACATATTTTAATGCTTGACCGAGTTCAACAATAGTATTGGGAAATGGTCCAGCCATTGAACCAATAAGTGAACCAGCATCTCTAAACTCTTTAAATAAAACATCACCATAAATACCTAATCCACCACCTTGTAAAAGTGCAGCCATTATAGTTGCTTGTTTATTTGGATCACGAGGTTCTTTACCTCTTAATAAATCTTTCATTGTCATTGATGTATATCCCATAAAAGCTGTAGTTATTAAAATAGAACTTAAACCCTGTATACCTCTTCCTATATTTTGATTTGGTCCACTTTTTAAAAAAGCTATTTCTCTTCCTAAAACTTTATTTGCAATAGCAAATGGAAAACTTTTAAATTGACCAAAAAATCTATATGCTTCTCCCGGTCCTGTTCCAGCAAGAGTTCCTTGTGTCATTATTCCTTTTACTCTAGCATCTGGTTCAATTACTGCATAAATTGATCTATCTAATAACATTCCAGATATAGAGTATTTAAATTTTTGTCTTTCTATTTGTATTTCTTGAGGAGTTAAATCATCCATACCTGTAATTTTTTTTATATCAGCATCAGATACAACAGGTTTTCCATTAGCATCTAATTGATCTAATGAACTAATGTTAAGAAATTCCATTCCATCATCTGCTTTTGTCATTAATGTTTTTCTAATTATATCCCATCTAGTAGAATCAATATTATATAAATTAAAAAAATCTTGTAATGGTTTATTTAATTGGTCAAAACTTAAACCTTTTTGATTAGCATAATAATTTGACATACCCAACATTGCATTTTCTTTTAAAGTGTTGGTCCACCAAGAAAGTAAATTGTATTTAAAAAATGTTCTTTGTATTTTTGTCCATCCTTTAGTTAAATTATCTCCAACTTGATGCCTACCAGAAACATCATAAGTCGTACCATCAGCTAATAATCCAGCAGCTCTTGCAATTTCTTTTTTTTGTTTTGTATTTTTTATTCTTCCTAATCCAGCAAATGCCTCACCCATACCACCCAAAAATGATCTACCTTGAAATTTCATTTCTGAACCATAAATACCTATATCAGCTGCAGCAGAAATTACTGCACCACCTAATTTTGTTGTGTTTATAAAAGCTCTACTTATTGCGGACCATTTTGCTACTGCAAAACCAAATTCACCACCATCAAAAGTATAAACAGTTCCATCTACAACATTCATAAATTTATCAAATTGTTTTGAACTTACTACACTTTCTGGATTTCTTTGTTCTGCTTTTAATCTATTGTAAATAGCAATTCTAATTTTGTTAAAATTTTCTCTAGGTTTAGTTCCTAATGTATCTAACATTCCTATATTTCTTCCAGCGGTCATTAATCCACCATAATAAGTTTCTTTTAATGATCCTGCTCCAAATTTTTCATTATAATGAAACCAATGTTTTGCAGATTTAAAATGTAATACTCTTTTGTTTCTATTTGATTTTGAAATACTTCCAAATACATTGTTAGCTCCATCAGCCATTTGTATTTTATTACCAACTAAAGAATTAAATGATTCAAATAAAAAAGTATCTACGTTGTCTGTACCAGCAAATGTTCTTTTTTGATCTAAATCTTGCATAATAAAATCTTTCCAAGCATTATAATTTTTATTATAATTTATATCTTTTCCTACAAAACCTTCTGGAAGTTTTATTTCATCTAAATTTTTATCTAATCTATTAGCAGCAGCTCTTACATTAAATTGATCGTGACCTTGTTTAACAACATATCCCCACATTTTAGGAATGTTAGCACCTCTTGCGTTTAATGCTTCTCTAGTTAGTTCGGAATGTTTTTCCATTATTTCTGCTAATTTTTTTACATCTTTATTTTTAGTTGTTATTTCTGTTCCTTCAGAAATCTGCTGTTGTGTTACCGCAAGTTCTTCTTGAAGTTTTGCATCTGCTTTATCAAACATTCCATCTAAACCATTAGCAGTAACTTCAGCATCAAAGGCTGCTATTATTTGACCTTGAGCAGCATTTTGAGCAACAGAAACAGATGATCTTCCACCCATTGTTAGTTTATTTGATCCAACTAACAAAGCTATTAAACCTTCAGCTTCATCATTTTTAAAATTTTCTAAAATTTCCTCTACTTTTTTTCTATATAATATTTCATCATTAACAGCATTAATTTTGTTAATTTTTTTTTCTGCTTTTATTTGTTCTGTAATATCTTCACTAATTTTATCTATTTCAACTTGATCTAAATTAGTTTTTTTTCTTTCAGCTACAGCTTTTTCAATTTTATTAATTAATTCTTGTTTTTCAACACCTTTAATTGATGATCTATTTATTGAGTTTGTTATTCTTGTTACGCAACTATTTTTTCTAGCCATTAGTTTCCTTGTGTACAATTAATAAAATCTGCTGTTGCTTCTTTTATTTCGTTGGATTTAGAATTAACCTCATTTAATTCTTCAGCTGTTTCTTCTAATACTGTATCTTTTTTTCTTGTAATTGGATCAACAAAATCTAAAGGAAATTTAGCAGCATTTTGTTTTGTTCTTAATTTAACTAATCTTGCTTCTTTTATTGTTAATTGAGAATCTTGTTGAGTAGGCTCTAAATCATTAAAAATTTTTATTTGTTTTTTAGTAGTAATATTTAATTCATTTGAAGGTTTTGTAGTATTAACTAATGGCTCATTAACTACAGGTTCTGTTTTAGTAGTTTTTATAAATTTTTTTCTTTCAGCCAATAGATCGTTGTATTTTTTTATTGCATTTTGCAAATGTTTTTTATTTACTTTACCACCATCTCTAATTATCATTTGTGTATCTTTTTTAATTATTTCAAGATTTTTTTTTGCTCCTGCTAATCGTAAATCAAGTTCAGCAGTTGATGTGCCATTAAGTGTAGGATCAGCATTGACAATAGAATCTATGTTTACAGGTTCATCTAATTGCATATCTCCTATACTTTTTTGTAATAATATTTTTCTAGTTTCTGCATCCATTTGATCTAGCTTCATCATTTGATCTACTATTTCTTCTGGATAATATTCTTTGTATAAATCTATTTCTGGATCACCTCCTTCTGGTTTACTTAAATTTTCTCTGTTTTTTAAAATTCTTGCTTGAAATTTTGCATTAGTATTCATGTCTTTTAATTTACCAGCACCTACATGAAGTCCACCACCAATAACTGTTCCAAATGCAAGATTAAAAAAAGAATCATATAAATCATAATCAGCTTGTATTCTTTGTGCTGCACCATAAACAAGTGGCTCAATAAGAGTTGCACCAACCGCACCTTCTAATGCACCCTTTTTTAATCTTGTTCTTCTAAAGGCTTTAGCAGATTTTACATTCATTGATTTTGCTTTAGCAATAGACCTAGCAAATCTAGCTTGTCCATAAATAGGAATAAAAGAAGCTCCAATGTTTATAGGATCAAGAAAACTTGTACCAATACCTACTGCAAGTTTTGCAGCACCAACATAAAATCCACCAGATAAAGGATTCCAAGAACCTTCTGGACCTCTTAACATAATGCTTTGTCTTTCTCTTTCTTTCTTTTTTTTTGCAACCATAATATCAACAACTGATTGATATTCGTTTCTTTCAAAGTATAATCCTAAATCTTTATATTCTTCATTTAATAAATTTTTATCTCTAGGAATTAAACCTGCCGCTCTTGATTCTGCTCCTGCAGTTTGAATATCTCTTAAACTTAATATAGATAATACAGGATTAAAATTCCAATTATCTTTTGCAACAGCTCCCAATGATTCAAATAAACTTGTTTGATATTGATCATAACCAGTTTCTTGTGCTGTTTCGTTTATGTTTAATCCAAATCCAAATTGTGCCATATTATTTTATTCTTTTTAAATATTTTAAAAGTAATTTAGCTTCTTCTTTTCTTCTTGTTGGGTATCTATCTTTAAAATCCATTAACTCATTATAAACACCTTGCCAATCTCCCTTTAAAGCTAATCTATAAAAATTCATTTGTTTTCCATCTTTTCTTTTAAAAGATGATCCATATTGAAAAGCAACAGAAGCCAATACTGTAGCTTGCTCTGTAGTTAGTTCATTAAATTTTGTTTTTGAATCTTTATTCCATTTTTTTTTAAGATTTGTTAATGATTCTCTTTTTGCAAATTGATTAATAATTCTACCTTCTTCTTTTGTAATTTTTAATTTATTAGCTTGAGAAATAGCTTTACTACCTTTTAAACCTAAATATGGTTTTAATTTATTAATTATTTCTTTTGGTAAACCATTTAAATCAGATAATTTTCTAGCACCTAAATCAAAACCAGAAGCAATAGTTACTCCAGATTTAGAACCTGTAGGATCTGGAACTTTTCCTGTAGTTTCAAAACCTTCTCTTTTTTCAATAAAATTAAAATCTATATTTTTTGGTTCTTCATATAATTCTATTTCTGATCCATAAGCAGGTGTAATTATAGCATCTCCTATTGTTTTTAAAATAGATGATTGATCATCTACCGGAATTTCAGAGTTTTTTTTTCCATCATCAAATTCAATATTTGGAATGTTTGGTTTTTCTAATTTTTTGAGAGCCTCTTCATAAGTTATACCTTCTGTTCTAGCAAGTTTAGATGCTTGTTCATAAACAGTAATTAAGTTATTGGCACTCTCTTCTGGAAGATTTTCAAATGGCTTATCATAATCTATAACAATATTTGTTCCCGGAATAAAATCAGATTTATCTGTAATGATTGAAGTTATCTGTTCTCCTTTTTCATTTAAAACAGGTGCAAAACTACCATCAAGAACAATACCAAAAACTTCACCTTCTCCATCTGCAGCATTTCTCCACTCTCCATTAGTAAGCATTTGTGAATACATTTTTGCTGATAATTTTACAGGATCAGTTTCAAAATTTGATTTAAAAGCTACAATATTCATTTCATCTAAATAAAAATTTTTTATAAAATCAAGTTTATCAATATATCTTCCAATTTCTTTTTCATCAAAATTTTGATCACCTTGCTGTTTATTAACATAATAAGTATCAGCTAAAACAAAATTATCATTCCATTTGTTTACCGCATATTCTACAGCTTCGCTTTGATCCATTCCGGGATTTCCAATTAATTTTTGTGATGCTACAAAAGTTAAAAAAGTTCTTATTTTATTAGTTTGTGGATTTGATTCAGAACTATCAAATGGTGTATTTTTTGCTACAATATTTAAAAAAAGTTTAATACCTTCATTTATTTCTTTTTCCATATCATCAAAATCTATATCATTTACTTCTAGTTCTTTTTTTATTGCTTTTTTTTCATCTGGTGTATCAAAACTCAAACCTATATTTGCAAGTTCTGAATTTTTTAAAACACTATAAACTTCCGCACCAAAAGGTAAACCATCTGAATTTAGTTGCATTAATGCAAGACTTTCATTTTTACCATAACTAGTAACTAAACTATCTATCATATTATTCATTTTTTGCTTATCTGAATTTTTTCCAGCTTCCAAATACTCTTGAACAAATTGTTTTGACATATCACTTGTCATAACTTTTTTATTTTTTACACCTAATTTTTCTTGTTTGTCTAATAATAATTCTACAAATTCTAATTGAGTTTGTTCTAAAGCAGAAGGATCATATTGATTTGGTGCTGTAAAAGCTGGACCATCAGATTCCATAGCTGCAAGTTCTGCGGCTTTATCTTGAGCTTCTTTATCTGTTCTTAATACAAATGCTGCAGGATTACTTTCTAATTCTGCTTTTTGTTTTGAAACCACATCTATTAAATAGTTTTGTTTCTTTTTAGCAATTTCAAAAGGATAAGTATCATAAGCATTTTTTATAAGATCGGATACAGTTTTATCTAATTCAGAAATAGGTAAAGTAGAAAGAAATTTAACATCATCAACCATACCTTCTGTAACAGTTTTGTTCATCATCATTTCTTCTACAACTTTAACTGGCATAACTTGTTGTGCAAGTTCCCAATCAAATTTTGGTGGCTCTATTCCATCTGCTACATATTTAAGATAATTATTGTATTCTGCAGTTAGCTGTGGTCTTAAATAAATTTTTGCTTTATCTTCTAAATCCAATCTTTGATCTCTTGATAAATTGGGTAAATAATTTTTATCTTTTAAAAGTTGAAATGTTTTTTTAGGAGAGTTACTTAAATCTTCTAATCCATCAAACAAATCAATTTCTACAGGAATATTATCTAAAAGTGTTTGAAGTTCTGGAGGAGATACTTGTAAACTATAAGTATCTATTGTTAATTTTGTTAAATCTTCTGCTAAAGTTTTTTTGTAAATACCACCATCCATATAAGCTGTTAAAAGTAAATTTTTTTTAGCTTTACCATAATCATTATTTAAGTTTACTAAAATATTTTTTGATATTACGCCATCAATTTTAAAAATAGATTTTTGTGTTTCAGCTAAAGCATAGTTAGAAAATTTATCTTGAACATTTCCATTAGTTGCTAATGTTCTATATTTTTTAATAAATTGATCTGATTTTTCTTTTAAATAAATATTTGCAGCTTCTTTGTTTGTTGCATATTTAGGATCAGTATTAATAGTTTGAGTAACTGATTGCATATCAGTAATAAAATCATTTTCTAATCTTAATGCTTCTGCTTGATTTTGTAGAGCATTTTCTTTTACTTTTTGTTCAACAATAGTTTTTGTTATAGGTGCTAAAGCACTAGCAAGATTACTGTTTAAACCTACTTGAATATTACTAGTAGTTCCTTGTAATTGAGTAATTGAACCTTCTGCTGTAAATGTAGGTATTTTAGGCACTATGCTACTCCTTTAGGTTTATTCATCATTGAATATATGTTTGATCCAGTTTGTGCTATTGTACTTATTTGTGCAAGTTTAGATTGGTTTCTTGCTATTTGACCAGATATTCTAGCAAAGTTTGCTTCTTCCATTTTATTTGCTGCTGCAACTTGTGAATTATATTTAATTAATTCTTTTTGTAATTGTGCTTCATAAGCATTTGATAATTGTATATTATAAGCACTACCACTATCCATAACAACACCGGATTTAGCAAGTGCTACTTTTGTTTGACCTTCAATTTTTGTAAAATTTTTTTCAAATTGAGCTATATCAAATTCTGCTTTTGCTTCTATTTGATCTGCTTGACCTTCAAGAATAAGTGCGTTTCTATTATTTACTTCTTGATTATATTTGCCAATTTTTCCTTGAGCAGAATATTGAGCTGCTCCCATTGCTAATTGAAAAGGTACTGCTCCCATTAGAATATCCTCGCATACATATATTGATCTGTGCCATCAAAACCAAACTTTTTCATTAAACCTTCTTCTTCTAATCCTAACCATTCTGCAAATCTTAAACCTTGTTTAAAATCTTTTCTAATTGCAGATTGAACTCTAGTAATATTATTTTCTTTTGCAACTCTAGCAAAATCTTTTTTGATTGCTTTTGCTACACCTATAGGATGTTTCCACATTTCACTTGATGCTATAACCCAACCTTCTGCAACTTGACCCCAAATAATTTTCATACCTGCTGCAAAGATAGGTTTATTATTTACAATACCAGTAAAAGCTAAATGATCTTGTTCTAAATTTTTAGCATCACCTTCTACATTAATGTAGTGTCTATCTGCTTCTAATACTTTATGGTTCATCTGACAGGATAATATAAACTGTCCATGTT